GATGCCAGCAAAAGCAGCATCAGCAGCACGAAGGATTGCGAGAAGTTCTTTATCTTCACCAATCGACTTCAGGAGTTTACCACGCTCATCAGCAGTCCCCTTAAAGTTTGGGAGAACCATTTCGGCGCGCTTACGGAGTTCTTCACCCTCACGGGCTTTCTGCAACTCTTCTAGTTGTTTAAGGACGGGGGCAGGGATAGCCGACTTAGCTACAAACTCACCACCAACCTCAATCGTTTCTTCAGCAGGCTTGGCCTTCTCAATAGCTACAGCTTCGAGTTCTTCAACCTTACCTTTGAGAGTTTCGATTTCTTCCAAAAGCATCTTGTTCACTTCTTCGAAGGACTTTGCTTCTGCTTTCCACGATTTACGAGTAGTAGGCTTCTTATTGCCCTCTTCGTCCATCATTTCTTCTTCCATCTCGTCGGCGTCTATGTCGTCCGACTTCATCTCTTCCTTGTAGCCTTTTTCAGTTGCTTCAAGGTCTACAGCAGTAATATCTTCCATGTGTTCCCCCTCAGGGCTGCGCTTGAAGATGGCTACCTTAGCGAGTGGGTCATCGCCCATATCGACCAAGGATACTTCCTCAAGTTCCAAGTTTACGAGTTCGGTGGGCATTACACCATCTCCTTCAATGCACGACCACCAATACTGAAGGCCGAAAGTTTACCGCTTTTAACATCTTGCCATACCTGTTCGTCATTAACGCGGATAGCAATGATCCAGCCCTCACGGTCAGACTGAATACCCAGAGCCTTGGCTACATCATTAGTCAAAGGCATGGAGTGGATTACTTCACCAATACTTTCACCAGAGTGCATCCTCTTGGCAGTACGCATGGAAAGCATAAAATTGGTGGCCGCTTTAGCCAGTAGTTCAGGGCGGATAAACTCACCACTATGGTCAAGGCTAACTTCACCCTTTACTGTAGCTACATAAGCCCAGCCAAATGCGAGACGTTCTTCATCCAGTTGCTTGAGGATTTGACCTTCTATCTGGACTTCCTTAGTCATCTCTGATACGGACGTACCTGCTTCCCACATCCTACAAGACCAGTAACGAGCAGAGGTCTTATCTGTAGCCGTGTCGCAAGACATCCTAGAACGGAAGTTACTGCGGGCATCAGGATCATCTCTACGGATTTCCATATTAGGATCACCGAAAGTAACCTTCTTTACCTTGTCGCCACTCTTGACGTAGACACCAAACTTCTTACCTGATCCTTCAGGGAGACGGAAAGGTTTGTCTAGAGTGACTTCTTTTCCTTGGTGCATAGCCTTCTGTGTGGATTGTTTAGCTTGAGAGTAAGCACCTGCAAAGGCACGACTCTCTGACATCCCCTCTTGTTCCATCATGGAGTTAAAGACATTACGGAAGATAGATTGTTGATGAGGGGAGAGTTTACTACGAACAGATTTAGGTAGTTCATCGACGCTATTATAGGGCATTGTTTTCAACCAAAATCATGGAGAAGTTTATAGATATACGAGTGCTGTTTGTCTCTACAAGTGCTGCTCTAACATCTAAATCTGTCTTCTCTGTAAGTTTTACAGGTACAGTGTAGTCATAGCGATATGTAGCTTCAAAAGCCTCCGCGATATGGACAATACGAAAGCTATCTTCAAAAGGTCTAATAGAGAACTGAACTTGAGCATCTTTGCCTTTTGGAACACTAAAGTCTCCTGCCAGCATATATGCTGTACAACCAGCAGGTACGGTGTAGATACCGTTTAGAGCTTGTCCAACTCCGATGTCAATGAAACCAACCGTGTTTCCATTAGCTGAAATAGTGATATGCCCGGCATTGTTTGTTGCGCCATTCTTATAGACTGAGGTAAACAAACGCTTGAACTGGAGTGTCCCTGTGGTTGGGGTTAGTCCTGCACAGTTAATTTCTTCTGTGATAGGTCGAAAGTTTGCATCTAGACCAGAGACAATTACAGAACCTTGGTCTAGAGCAGATGTAGAAACTACTGTAAGTGTACGAGTAGTGTCCCAGACTGACCAAGGGTATAAACCACCAGAAGACCAAACAGTCTCGCTCGCTGCAATATCTACATCAGGGTTATACCCTGTGATGTGGACTAGAGAACGACCACCAACTTTACCTTGAGCAATAGCAAAATAACCATCTCTGAAAATATATTGTCCCCAATCAGCCATTTGGTACAGCCTCCGGGTTTACTTCTTGTCTACACAAAGATAGGCACTGTTTTAGTTCTTCAGTATTCATTTGCCTAAACTCCGTGGAGCCGCTAAATTTGTAATCGAAGTCATAAGGTTTGCCAAAAGCCAGCAAGTTCTTTTCTAAGTTCTTAGCGTCTTCTGTGTGAAACAACCAGACTTGCTCGGCCTCAACAGAACCTTTACGGCAAGAATATTTAATCCTGCGTAGACCAAGCCTATCAGAAGTCTTACCTACCTTGTAAATATCTGGTAGACCTTTAACAGACCAAACGTAGACAATGTTGTTGTCACATTCTGGTGTATTGTAGGTTTCTCCAAACAACTCAGACAAGATGCCTTTTTTATAAGCCCACTTGTAAGCACCACCATACTTCATCTTAAAGTCTGTACGGTGGTTGCACTTACTTGCGACATCTCTTACAGAGGCTTCGTCCCAAGAGGTAGTTTCTGGTAAAGGCTCGAAAACACTATCTAAGAGATTTCTCTTCCAAAGATATCTGTAAGCACCACCAGAGTTCTTTTGAAAAGACCACCTATCGCTGTATTTACTAGCCTCTTCTGTAGCAGTTTCTACAGACCAAGGCACCCTATCATTTACAAGATGGTCAATTACACCAGAGGGCTTACCTTTGTAATGGTAGGTTGCATAAGCACTTGGTGATTTTTCTCTAAAGTCCTTCAGCGTTTGGTACTTCTGAGATTCCTGCTTGAGCAACTCTTCGGTCCACTGCATTCTTTTCTTCTCTTGTGGCAAGGTTTTCTTCATACCTGTCCTTATCAAAGGTGATTTCAGCAATAGACATAATGTCAGCAATAGTTTCAGGGTGCTGGTACAACGGAACGTCTGCGTTATTCATGTTACGCAACAGAGAGGAAATCTGGGCAATATCATGTGCGGCAACGTCCCCTGCAACCAACTTAGGCATGACATCCCAAGAGAGGCCATTAAGTTGCCAGATATGCTCTACAAGTTGCTTATTGAGGACATCTACAATATTGTTGATATAGCTCTCAAGGCTACGTAGAAACAAGTCTGTCTTGGTCTTGGAGAGTGCATAAGAGCCACCACTAGAACCAAGCATCAGGAACTCAGCCATAAGGCTACGAGCAATATCGTGTTGGTAGCGTTTGACTACAGGATCAATGTCGATAGACCGAGAGCCATTGGCAGTGATTAGTTCAATGTCCATAAGACGTTGATTGGTAGGCTTACCGTCCGCATCTACATAAAGGTCAGATGGCAGGAGGGCATAACCTTGATCATTATTCTTTAGGTCACGAAGGATACGTTCAAACTGTGACCTTAGATTGGTTTGGTCTGCTGAAGCATCTGAACTCAAATACTCCGCAGGCATACGGCCAATAGGCACACCATGAAGTTCTCGTTCAATAGCCACGGCTTCATAGTTCTGAATCTTGTTGAGGTAAGTATAGCTGACATAAGCATTCCTAAGAACTGAACGACCAGAGGGATCATTATTCAAACTTGTAGTTCTATAGTAAACAGACTTTTCAACAGGGATCATTACGGGGAGTTTACCCCAAGTGGCTTCTTGGTACATGCCCAAGACTTCACCAGTGGACTGGTTGATTTCAAAACGTTCAACAGTCCAAGGGGCACGAATGGCAATCTTCTTGACACCAATACGGCCATCGTTGAACTTGGAGTTCTTCTTGGGGCTACGGAAGTCCCCCTCACGACGTTTGTAGATAACCTCAAACCAACCAAACCCATAAGTCAAGTAAGAGAGGGCTTCCGAGATGTGATCGTCAAGGCTTTCATCCATGTCATCCAACACAGATTTAAGGAAGTCAGCTTCACGTTTTGCTTCTTCACTATCATCAGCAGGCTTGATTTTGATTTCTACATCTCGTAGGGTTTGCTCTACAGCGTACATAATGGCACCGATGATGGCATTCCCATCGCGCATCTCTTTGTACTTCTGGATACCACGTTTACCTTTGAGGTCCTGTTGGTATTCATCAGCCCTGATGTCTCCGGTATAAGTGTTCTTACCCGACACACCAAGCGTCATTTTAGCAGATGTTTCGGACAACTTATTCATAGGAGATCACTCTTCCGTAGTTTCTGTTTATTCTTGTTCAACTACAGACAACCCCATAGCTACAAGAGCGGATAGGCCATCCATACCACCGATAGCAGTCAAGGCTGTAGGAGATGCGCTGAGAGCCTCTGTGCTGAAGACCAGAGCAGCTTGAGCACGTTCTGCGGCTACCATGTCGATAATCTCATCAGTGTCCCAGAGAGGGCGCTGTAGGGGTGCCTGCGCGAAGATGATCCACTCGTCTCTGGCTTCAAAAGAGGCTGCTGCATAGAGGTTACCTTGAGCATCTACCCAGTTCAGCCCACGATAGGTTTCCCCATCAGCCTCAGAGAACCCAAGGCACATGGCGTACTGGTTTGCATCAGAGACAAGGAGTTCGGGACAAGAGCATGTAATTCTCATAGAGTAACTCCCGTTTTGCCTGCAACAAAAGTCTCAGTGGAGGTGATGGTCCCTGCATCAGTTACCAAACCGCGAACAATCAGGCTGTAAAGTTGGCCGTTCATGTAAGAACCAAACTGACGGCCAATGGTAAACAATGAAGCGACAACATTTAATGCGGCTGCACTTGTTCCCGTTGCTGAAACGGCATTTACTGATCCGTATATTGTCCCTGAAGCACCAACCGCAGGGTCTCTGCGTCCGGTAATAACAGCCGTAGAGCCGACGGTGTAAGGGCGTTCAGAGGTATTAACACCCGTATACCAATGGTAAAGACCAGCTTCACCACCGTTGACAGTGTGCGCCCACATACCAAAGTAACCACCAGTGTCGCCGCAGAATGCCGACCTAGAAAAAGCTGACGCCACACCAGAGGCAGTATTAAATCGTACACCACCCACAACCATATAGCCCGGATCGGTCCCACTCACACCAAGGAGAGTGTTTGCGTCAACTGTCGTGTTTAGTGTGTCATCTACACCATCAAAGGACAGATACGACAGGGACTGCACCCCGGCTTCGGTCACGTCATACTGTGTGGTGACGCGCTGATAGGCTGTGGCGGTGGAGCCTGTTTCATGCTGCGGATTTCTTACCAAAACCCCTGACGTACCGTCCCCAGTCCAGGCAACAGATGGGTCGCCTGTACCTCCAGGCTGCGTCACATGCATACCGAAGTCATACCGAGACGCTTGGGATATAACCACACTGAAGCGGTAATAACCGTCGGAGAGAAGCACAACACTTGAACTAAGGACGCCTGCGCCAGCCGTTCTGGCAATAGCGCCCGACGAAAGATTGAGCGTTACGCTTGGGCCAGTTTGAATCCCGCTGCCGAGACAGATAAGGTCATAGCCATCAGCTTTCGCCTCAACGGTCAAAACGCGGTCAGTAAAATCTGCAACGTCTTGCGTTGCGTTGTGAACGCCAGACACCGCTGTGGGGGTTATCCTGCCTGCCGAAGTGTTGAGGTTCGATTTGGCCCAAATGGCATTGGAATAGTCCTCAGTCCACGTCAGCAAGTTCCTACGCCCACCCAGAGGCACGATACCATAAGTAGGGCGAGAAGCAGCGGTGGCTTGGGTGGCGTGGTTGCCGGGGAGTTCCTTGACGGAGATGTTGTCGATGGTGACATTTTGGAGCGGCCCTGCCGTATAGCCAATCGACAGAAAGCTAGTCGTGCTGGTGGCTAAAAAGTAAGCCGTAAATGTGCCTGTGTAACCACTAGCTAAACTCAGGTTTAGAAGGTTACTTGTAAGGTTAGACGTCCCTACCCAAACTGCGGGCTGACAACTTGCGGTAGCAGCAACAAACTGTCCCGTTATCTTATAGTAGGTGCCTGCAACTGTAGTTACTGTCTGGTTCGCAAACCCTGAACTTGTTGGATCTTCAACAAACAAACCACCAGAGACAACGGAGATAGTTGCACCGCTTCCTCCCGTCCACCCAGTCGTCCCACCAGAGAAATCCCCATTAGTCACCAACTCAGACCCCAGCACCAGCCCTTTGGACTTATCCAGCAGCAGGGCAACAGTCTGACCCGGAGTGGTCACAGGGGTAGTACCTGCGGTATCTTGGAACATGGTGGTCAGGTCAGAGGGATCGTACCAGACGCCGGGTTCTGAGGCAGCGAACAAGGATGCAGGGGAGAAAGTACGAGTACCAGAAAGGAGTTGCCCTCTAAGGGACACAGGAAGAGCAATAGAGGGCATATTAAACTTCCTTAAAGTTTATCATAGCTGGACACAGCGGGAGTGCGAAGCACGTTAGATAACCAGAGAGTGAATACCAGTAGCGGTAGTACCAGTTGCTTTGATCCGAGTAACACCAGCGCAAGTCACATAGAAGTTAGACGGGAAAGTGACAGTACGATCAGTACCCTCTACGGTGAAAACTACAGCACCACCAACGGTCACATAGAAACCAATTACTTGGTTGTTTGCACTTGCACCCATGTTATCAGCAGAGTTATTTGTAGTAACTGGAATCCAGTCACGAACCATCCCAGACGTGAGGTCTACATAGTTAGCCATTTTTCTAATTCCTAGATGAAAGACCCTTCGCATCGGAATAGGCCAGATTGAGTTCAGGTTTAGCTATGCCTTTGAGGGCCAACTCCGTAATCGCCCAAACACAGTTGTGGACAAGGACGCCACAAGCTACAAACTCATGGCAATCCTTCACATGGAGATTGTAAACGTCAATCTCGCTTTTGCTTTCGCAAACTT